CAATGGTCGCCTAACAGGCAACACAGCAGAGCGTCACCGCATCAAGGTATTGCCAGACGGGTTTGATCCTGTTGCAATGCCAGAGATGGCTGACCGCTTTAAGTCAGACTACGACGAATACATCATCAAGCGCGTTGCATCTATCTTCGGTGTATCCCCAGCAGCTCTTGGAGCTGTAACTAAGGCCGGACTTGGTGGCGGTAAGGGCGCACAAGAAGGCGAAGCAGAAGCAACAGAGTCAGTCTCAACTAAGCCAATGGAAGACTATGTAGTCTCCGTTATTAACTCTCTCTCACGCCGCTACCTCAATGCAGACAAGAACGTCACATTTGTTCTTAATGACCGCAAGGGCGCACGCGAAGACCTAGAACGCTCTAAGGCATTACAGACAGCGTTGTTCTCAGGTCAGAAGACACTCAACGACGTACAGGGCGAACTCGGTCAGAACCTCTACGACATGGCTGAGGCCGACGAGCCTTTCATTGTCGCTGGTAATGCAATCCAGTTCCTCAAGGGAATGTTGTCAGTTGACACATCAGGCGAAACAGTATCTCAAGCAGAGACAGCCGTTGAAGCCAACAAGCCAGCCGATGCACAGCCACCTAAGCAGTCACCAGTAGGGCTAGACATCCCTGCCGTTGGCGCACCTGCGGATCAGAAGTCAGCAATTAGCGAAGAGCTGAAGGACTTTGGTCGTTTCGTCAAGTCACGCCACAAGCGCGGCAACTGGAGAGCGTTTGACTTTACCGTATTTGACGCAGAACTTGCTGACAACCTCAACGAGCAGGCTTACTTCATTGTCAAGGGCGCAACACCAATGCCTGACAATATCTACGAGTGGGCATCTGACATTGTGAACAGCGAGATAACTGATACCCCAAAAGGTTTAGTTACTAAACGACAGGTTCACGAATTGCCAAGCTACCCAGAGGTGGAGGCAGTGTCAAAGAAGCACTCTAAGGCTATGCGTATTGCACTTGCAACAGGAGTTGTCGGAGTAGGCGCAGCAATCTCACAGGCACTACGAGCAATCCCTAAGCCGCTTGAAGACGCAGAACACATGAGGGCAGTTGCTCATGGCGCTGTCAGAAGCAACGTCTCAGTTAAAAATACAAAAGCCGTAAACGTTCTAAAAGACATTTACACAGCCGGTGGCAAAGCCGGAGGTAAAGACGCAGCTCGCGTAGTTCGCTCAGACGCAGTGTTGGCAGGTAGAGGGTTACAATCCCTTCTTGACAAGGCTGGCATCACGATTCAAGGTATTACGCAGACAACAATGACCCGAATCTCAGACTCATTACTCATAGGCATTAGCGAGGGAATGAGTGCTAGAGACATCGGCACTGCGATTGACTTAATTATTAACGATCAAACTCGCGCAGACATTATTGCTGTTACAGAAACAAACCGTGCCTACAACGCCTCGGCAGTAGATACGTATCAGTCGGCTGGCATTGAACAGTTTGATTGGTTAGCCTATGACGGTGCTTGCGATGAATGTTCTGCACAAGAAGACGCTAATCCTCACGACATTACAGACGACTACCCACCAGAACACCCTTCTTGCCGTTGCTCAGTAGCGGCTGTATTGCCAGATACGACAACAGACACATCTACCGATTCAGGAGAATAACAACATGGCCCAAGACATTACCTATGCGTACTTCGGCAACCTAACAGCAAAACGTGGCGAAGATGGCTACATCCGAGTGAAGGGTCTTGCAACAGACGCAACACTCGACCTCGACGAGCAAATCTGCGACCCAGAATGGCTTAAAGAAGCGATGCCAGAGTGGTTTAAGATTGGAAACATCCGCGAGATGCACCAGTCAAAAGCAATTGGTAAGGCTATGGAGATGGAGCAGTCGGGTACAGGGTACGTTGTTGAGGCCAAGATTGTTGACTCAGAAGCCGCTCGCCTTGTTGAAGAGGGTATCTACACCGGATTCAGCGTTGGCATCAAATCAGCTCGCATTGAGAAGTCAGCAGAAGCACCAGGCGGAATGATCCGCTCAGGCAAAATTGTTGAGGTGTCACTCGTTGACCGCCCAGCAAACCCATCATGCGTTATCGAACTTGCTAAATCAGTCAAGGGCGAATTAGTGAAAGGCTCTGCAATGGCAGACATAGAAAAAGATGCCATCGACACAGAGGCAATCATGACCGAACCAAACGGCGCACCAGAAGAACTATACGAGCGCATCCAAGCTTGTACTCACTGTGACGGAACTGGTAAGAAGACCAACACCGCCAGCGAAGAGTTCGACACACCATGCGACGTATGTGCTGGAACCGGCGAACAGCCAGACGGTATGCTTGAAAACATTTTGCAGAACTCACCATCTATTCCTGAGACTATGGAAAACCGTGACATGAAGTCAGCCGACGCAGAGGCAGAAGTTGTTGCCGCAGACGAAGAGGTTGCCGTTGAGGAATCAGCTGCAAAGACCGTAGGCGCACTAAAGGCTGCTATTGAAGCAAGCCTTACAAAGGCCGCTGACAGCAAGGCGCACGACCCAGCAGACCTCAAGGCCGTGCGTGACAGCATGATTGCACTCATCAAGTCTGAACTAGACGAAATGCTCGCAGGCAACGAAAACGAAGTATGCGATGTAACAGACCTTCTTTGCGCACTATCCATTTTCTTGGAATGGTGGACAGGGGAAGCATCAGAGAATGAAACAGAAGAACCATTCACCGATTGGGAAATGGGCGAAACGTCAGGAGACGACACAATGGCTTACATGGGATTAGGCGTATCAGCCGACCTTATTAAATCAGCATCAGCAGAAGACGCAACACCTGAAACAAAGGATGAGTTGCGCTCAGAGATCGTCAAGGCTTTAGGTCTTGAAGAAACCATCACAACAAAGGCAGCATTGGACGAAGCAAAAGAGGAAATCAATCTCCTAAAGGCAGCGTTGGATGAAGTGCGTGAGATGGCAGTACCTGGTGGCCCAGCTATCAGAGCAACAAGAGAACAGACTTCTAAGTCTGCTCAGGTTATCGCCGCAGAAGTAGAGGCAATCCGCCTCCGCGAAATGGCGAACAAAATGACCAGCCCAGAATTGCGTAATCAGTACCTAGCCGAAGCAGCACGCTACGACGCTAAGTCTAAGCAGTTCTAACTAACCATCTAACAGAAAGGGATTGAGACATGGCACTAGCCGCTCCTTCCATTGACGACCTATTTGGCGGACTTCCTGCCGAACAGCGCGTTGAGCGTTTCGAGGCATACAAGTCAGCCTTGAGCGCAGTACACACAAACACATTGACTGCTCACCGTCGCGGTGAACTTTCATTCAGCCCATCAACCGGAATCACTAAGACTGCCTCTGCTGCAACACGCACAGAAGAGGCTCTTACTGACCTCTCTAAAGTTGTTTCAGGCGACCAGCTTGCAGCAGTTACATCTGCTCTTGCAGGGATCCAGGACGTAAGCAAGAACATCACCCTTACATCACCACTTAACAACACCATCTCAGGTATTTCAGGTCTCGTACCTTACGACCTTGACCCAGTACTTTCATTGCTTATCCCGAAGGAACTTTACCTTCGCAACAGCACTGCTCGTATCAAGGCACAAGGACAGGCACTTGAATTCCGTCGTATCACCGGTCTTTCTAACGCCGGTGTTGGTGGAGTAGCGAACCTAAGTTCATTCTTCAACTCGAACTCAGCTTCAACTTCATTCAACGGTGTTACTCTTAACCGCCCAACACAGATCACCTACGCAGCTGACAAGATTGTCAAGTCTTTCGTAGAACAAGGTTTGTCAGACAGCGTTGCACTACAAGCAGAGTTTGCAGGACAGGGTTACACGGATCTCCGTCAGCTCTCACACACGAGCCTCATCTGGTCGCACTTCCTCGCAGAAGAGCGCAACATGATGAACTCTTGTTCAACTGCTCTAAGCACAACCGGACTTACGTTCACTGCTGCTGCTGACGCAACTGGAACAGGAATCACAGTAGGAACTTCAGGAACAACTGTTCAGGTGACACTCTCATCTGCATACGGTGAAACTGCTCCTCTTGCTGCTGGAACAATCACAACTGTCTCAGGACAGGGTGTTAAGGTCACATTCACAGGAACTATTCCTGCTGGCTGTGTTGGAATTAACATCTACGCTACAACAACAACACCTGCTGTATTCAAGGCATCTACACCAAGCACCGCTTCTGGCGTTACTGGTCTTGCTTTTGCGTCATCATCTGCTGCTGCTTCTGGCGACAACTCATACAACACATACGCTGCTGGCGCTAACTCAGGTACAGG